CTATACTTTTTCGGCTCTATTAATCCAGCCTTTTTCATAAATATAATATGCTGGTTTTGCTTTCACTAAATTTCTATAATAGGCGATCTCTGCTCTATCAAAATCAACATCAAAGGCTTGTTCATTATAGTTGTTTAACGCTTTAAGAGTCTGGGCACCCATAATGCCGTCTACCACTACACCTAAAAGCCTTTGTAAAACCCTAACTGCTGGTACTGTATCTACGTTTACACCAAAAACAAAAAGCTCACACGCTTTTAATTCACTATCTACCTCGCCAAGCCTCATTTTGTCCCAAAATTCTTTTTTATAAAATATTTTTACTTTTTCGATTAATGCGTCATCATTATATAGGGCGACGCTAGCCTTTTCAAGATCGCCGTATGCGTTGATCGCTGCCCGCACTTGCCCCCAGCCTTGCCAATTTGGGTGAGCAGCTTCATAAATACCCATAAAAGTTAAGCCTTTTTCGTTTGGGTTTTTGTGTAGTGCGTTTTTAGGGTTGTTAAATTCTAGGCTCATTAATGTATAAAATGCGTTAGTAAAGTTTTTCATTTTTTAATCCTTTAAAAATTTAAATCTCTTGGCGGTTTTGTAGAAAAATCATCATAGCCGCCACCGCTAAAGCTCTCTATTTTTTTATAGATCGCCTTATCAACTACTGCACATATCCACGCTGTGCCACGCCATGCAAAAAAGCCGCCTACTGCAAGACTAAAGCGATCATTATTATTTGTAAAAAAAGATGTTATTTCAAAGAATATCCAGCAAATAAAACCTGAGCTAATAGTGCCAACTATAAAATTTACTATTTTACGCCCTCTATTTATGGCTTGTTCTTTGTTGTTTATAGATCCTAGCGCTCCACCTAAAAAGCCGACAACTACAACCCAAAAATAAATGCCTACTTTGTTTATAAGATCGTCCATTATCCGCCTCTTTTTTAAAATTTATAAGTAAAGATGTACATTATTATGACGGATAGGATTATTTCAATTACAACCATTTTATTTAGCCAAAATTTCTTAGTCCTCTTTATGATCGCTTCCATTTACGCATCCTCTTAAAAGTTCCTCGCATGTGAGAAAATAGCCCATTAGCTCCTTAGCGCTTTGCAAATCACCAGGGCTATACTTTGGCTTTGCTGGCATCTCTTTTATGCACGCTACTGGGATAAATACATCTTGATACTGTGTTTTAACGATCACTTCAGGCTTTGCACCACAACCAGCCAAGCAAAACGCCAAGATTAGACTACTTACTATTAGCTTCATTGAGTAGCCTTTCATAAAAATTTAGCTTTTCCTCGCAGGCGGCGTCTTTGATAGGCACTGCCACACGTTCAACCCTAGTTACAACACGCTCTTTTATTTTTACCTCGTCTTGTTTTGGCACGCTTAAGGCTTTTATGGTCGCATTTGTTAGTCCTATCTTTGCGTTGCAAGTGTCAAGATCGGCTTTTACAACTGTATTATTTGCCTCTTTTAGTGCTATCTTGGTCGTTAGCTCATCGATTTTTTCCGCTGCGTTGTTGTTTAGCCAGTAGAGCACGCCAACTACAAAACTCAAAAATAAGATAGCCCCTATATAGAATTTATCGCTCATTTCGCACCCTTTTAAGCGGATTAACCACCCACACGCTCTTTAAAAATGCCTTGTCGTCTGGCTGCATAAATATAGCCTTGTTGTATTCGTTCATCTCTGCCACGTCGAGCAATTTCCAGCCGATATAGATACGGCAATAAAAGCCACTTAAAAAGCCTTTGTATCGGATCGTTTTATATAAGCCAAAGCGTGATCGTCCATCCTTTAGCTTTAGCGTTACTTTACAAAAGTCACTTATTACTCCGCCGTTGCTTGTTACTCTTGGATTGCCTTGCACTCTTACACTTGACGGCTCTATTTCGCTCACTTTTACGCCATTTACACGGCTTGAAAAATAGCCTATGCGGTTACGATATAGCCACCTAAGACGTGCAAAATACGTCCTATTCTTGCCGTTTGGGTAGTGTTCTTTACGCCATCCACTATCACCATTTATAGCGGAGTTCTCGCCGTCGTATAGGTCGCTAGCATCTTCGAAATAGCGCACCCACTTTGGTAAGCGCTCACTTTGCTTATCGCAAAATAGCAGAGCGATCGGCACTATTAGCCAGCTTATAAGCTCGAGTGGCAACTCAATAATGATAATTGCAAAGAGTTGTAAAAGCTCTCTAAATTTAAGCATCACTCGTCCTTTTTATCTTTTGGCTTTTCTTGCTCTTTTGCTTTATAACTAGGGCACTTAGGACACTCGCTCCACGTGCAGTTACTATCTTTGTCTAGCTTACTCGCACACACTTCACATCTTTTTATTCTTATTCTCATTTTTTATCCTTTTGTGTTGGTCTAGTTTTTACAATGTCGGTAAATTCATCGCCACTCAAATACCAAAACGGCTTTTGTCCGTCTTCGTATTGCATTTTGGCAAAGTCATCTGGGTGTGTCGCCAGATGGGCGAACACCCTTAAAATGTTTGTCATATTGCTATTGTCCCAACCCTCGCACTTTCTAGCACGTAAAAAGATCACGATAGGGCAGAGTAGCACGCCCAAGATTAGCGATAGAATGCAGATTATTATGTAGCTCATTTTCTTAGCTCCTCTCTTTGAGTGATTAGCTCTTTTAACTCCGCCCTTAAGCTCTCTAACACGGCAGTGTTACCGATAATAAGAGCATGCTTTATATCATCCTCGCACTCTTTTATATCCGCTTCGAGCTGTGCTAGTTGTTTAGCTTTTTCATCTACCTTTGGCTCTTTTTTAATTAGCTCGCCGTTTTGTATATAGTCTACTCCGATAGATAAAGCCTTTTTCCACTCATCATCACTGATTTTTATATTTGGCTCAGGGATGCTACCGTGTATCTCGTCGTCATAAAAGCCTAGTATCTTATTTGTCTCTTTATCGTAGTTTGCATATTTCATCTTTTTCCTTTCTTTTAGTATCCAATAGCTATGTATGCTACCGCCGTAGGTGTGTGTGGCCAGCTGTGACGAAATATAGCACCCGTCCTTGACGGTGTTCCATAACTCATCGCGCTTACTTCTTTTCCAGCTCCATAGTGTGCTAATGTTAAGGCAATGCAGGCTGTTGGGAATACAATAGGAAAAAATGTCATTTTTGTATTATCACCTTGTGGAACTTGAGTATCTACTCCCCACTGAATGATTAAGCCATTTGGTAGCTTTGTATAGCCGTTGTCTTGCTTACTAGCTTCAAAGTCGGTTTTTAGGGCGAATTTACTATCGCTTTCTACTTTGGTATATGCGTCTATCGTGTCTACCACTCCGCTTTGCGCGTCTATCGAGAAAAGAATTCCCCACGCGCTATTAGCCTTATTGCGTATTTTTAAGAGATGTTTTTTGTCGTTGGACGTATCTAGCCATACCGTACCGGCTTGAGCCGACGCCGGTTCTAAATTCCCGGCGTTGCTGCTAGCTAACGCGGCTAAGATTTCGTTAGCCTGTCTCCTAAACTCTAGCCCTTGCAAATTTGCGCCTATTTTGTATTTGCTCGTTTGCATCAATATCCTTTCGCTATGTAATTAAATTCTCGCCTCACGGCCGTTCCTTTTTTATCTAAGATTTTTATCATAAATCCCTCCTTGCTTTGGTTTGTTAAAACGGCATCGTCGCCGACTAACGCGTTTATTATCGTTATCTGCGCTTTAGGGGAGACGCTAAAATTATTTTTATAACTGATTAAAATATCGCCGCTCTCGTCGCTAAACGCCGAGCCACTCTCTATAACGTCGGGCATATCTACTATTACGCTCCAGCTTCTTATAAGCGGCGTTACTAGCTCGTCGCGCGTAGTTAGCTTTAATCTAAATTTAAAAGCCTTGCCTACGTACCGCCCGTCTTTAAAGTCCCTAAACTCGTTAAAGCTTACCCCGTCTACGCTTGAAGAAATTTCTACCGCGACGTCGAACGCCCCGCCGTTTAGCCCGTCGATATTTTGGGACGAATCTACGTTATCCAGCAAATCGAAGTTAGAGTTTAAACTAAGCCCTATCGCGTCGAATGCGGAAGAAATATCGCAAAGCTTAGCGCCCGTTAAATTTATTATTTTATCGCTCTCGTAATAGCCCGTCTTGCTTAAAACTTTTCTACCCCCGCTATAATCTTCGTCGATATTTTCGTCTAAATCTACGTTCGGCAATAAATCGAAATGATAAAAAAG